AAATCTTAAAAAACTATGAACATAGTTTAATTTTTGATGGATTTTTAGGAAGCGGCTCAACGCTAATAGCCGCCGAGCAATTAGGTCGAAAGTGCTACGGAATGGAAATCAGCCCCAACTACTGCGATGTGATAGTGAAGCGATGGGAAAACCTCACCAACAAGAAGGCCACGCTTGCCAAATGAACGAGGATTACCCCTCTGCCATAGCCCTAGCCAATGATTACGCAAAAAGAACTTCGAGAAAAATGGAGCATCGACAAGGGGCAACTCTCAAGAATGGTCAAGCGGGGGATGCCCCTTACCTCCGAATCGGACGCTCAAAGATGGAGGTTGGCAAATCAAACAAGGGTAAGCACAGCAAGGTCAATCCTTGCGAAATCGTTGCCGTCCTCCGAGCCACAGAAAGAACTAGACGCAAGCTCATTCAGATTGGTAAATTCCTTGGGAAGATTGGAGAGGTCAAAGAAAATAGAGGTGGCCGCCTACGATCTAGTGGTAAAAGCAAAGAACGCAGAAAATCCAGTTGCGATGCGGTCTGCAATCAATGGATGGGGAGAAGCCAAGAAGCGAGTATCAGAAGCCGAAATGGAACACGCCCGGTATGAGGAAACAACAAGGCAGACGATTAGGATGGACGAAGTGCGGGAATTTATTACAACTTGGTTCGGAGCAATCCGAAACCTAATGGACGCAATGCCCTCCTCCCTTTCAGCCCGAGCCAATCCCTCCGACCCGGAGTGTGCGAAGGTGGCCATCCAAGAAGGGGTAGATCAAATCTTCGTTACCATACAAAAAGCAGAAGGAGAGTTCAAATGATATTAGCATTAAAAATAGCCGTGGGGATAGTGCTTGCAGTCGTGATTCTAAATGTGGCGTTCTGGGCTTGCATTATTCTAGCCTATCTGATCGTTACTTTCTTTGAGTGTATTGGGAAGTGGCTCAACAAGTGAACGAGTGCTTCCTTCTTTTGCTAATTGCCATATCAATCCTTGGCCTTAGCCTTTCCTACTTCGACGAATGAAACGCTCCCCCCTAAAGCGCAAGACCCCGCTACGCCGAGTCTCTAAAAAGCGGAAGTTGCAGAACGATGTGTATAAGGAAGTGAGGGAAAAGTTCTTAACCCTCAACCCTCTCTGCCAAGTATGTTCAAGCGTAGCAAGCCAAGTACACCATAGGCGGGGGAGATTCGGAGATAGGCTCAATGAGGTGGAGTTTTTCTTGGCGGTGTGCCTTGATTGCCACCACAAGATTCACATGAACCCAGCGTGGGCATATGCAAAAGATTATATGGTTAAGAGATGAATCCGCTTGCGGAAATCAACGGATTCACTAGGGATTTATTCAAGCCAAGGGAACATCTTTCAATTCCAGAATGGGCAGAAAAGAATCTCACTCTTTCGGCAAGGGTGACGAACATACCGGGTGCTTACTCGACAAACTTAACGCCCTATGTGAGAGAACCGCTTGAGGCTTTCGGGGATGATTCAGTTCGGCGTGTCTGCCTAGTTTGGGGAGCGCAGACTTCCAAGACTACAACCATTCTCGCTGGCCTAGCCTATCGACTGGCCGAGCGGCCTTGTCCCGCCCTTTGGGTGATGCCCTCCGAGGCTCTTGCTAGATCGTTCTCTGAAACTCGATGGTTGCCGATGATTGATGACTGCCCAGCCCTTGCCAAAGAAAAGCCCGACAACACGGACAAGATCAAGATTCTCGAACAGCATTTCCGAAAGATGAGTTTATGGTTTGTGGGAAGTAACAGCCCAGCAAATCTTGCCTCTAGGTCTGTTTCCCTTTTGATGCTCGATGAGGTGGACAAATACCCAGAGGCAGGGTCTAGCAAAACAGAGGCGGGAGCGTTGCAACTGGCAGAGGCCAGAGTTAGCACCTACCCGAACCATCTAATCATAACCACAAGCACCCCGACCACGGCAGATAGTACGATATGGAGCGAGTGGCTAAAGGGGGATATGAGATTTTTCTTTGTGCCTTGTCCCCATTGTGGATTGAAGCAGAAACTTATTTGGGGGCAGATCAAGTGGGACGATAAAGCGAAACTAGAGGACAGCGTCTACGACTTCGCCCTAGTAAAATCCTCAGCCTTTTATGAGTGCGAGGGATGCAAGAAGCCAATCACCGATGGACAAAAAACCGCTATGCTTCGAGGGGGGGAGTGGAGGGCAACCAACCCCAACGGCGAACCAGCCAGACGCTCGTATCACCTCAATGGCCTATACGCTCCGTGGGTCACTTTCGGGAGCTTGGCAGTAAAGTTTTTGCAAGATAAGTATGCAGGGATTGTGGGCTTACAAGATTTTATCAATCGAGTATTGGCCGAGCCTTGGCTTGAGCATGAACAGGAACGAATCGAGATTAAGGCGGGTGGATACAAAATGGGTGAAGTGAGGGAGGGCGAGAAATGCGTTATGAGCGTCGATGTTCAAGAGTCTGGTGGCTTTCATACTTGGGTACTGGTTCGAGCCTATAATGATGAAGGCAAGTCTCGTATGGTTTGGGCTGGCCGCCTTGAGACTTGGGGCGATATCGAAGCAAAGGCAGACGAGTTTAAGGTGCAACCCAAGATGGTTTTCTGTGATAGTGGGGATAATACGAGGGAGGTCTATTATCAATGTTGTTTGCACGGCTGGATAGCCTTGGTTGGTTCAGATCGCTCCTCCTTCTCGGAGATCGTGGGGGAGCAGAAAGTCACCCGACCCTTTGCCAGAATCTCTAATGGAGACCCCTTATCGGGCAAGGCGAGTCAATCTAGGGCGGGATGGAAGTGGAGGCTTTGCCCTGTTTGGCGTTGGTCTAATCCTAGCATCAAAGACATCTTCTCGAATCTCCTTCACTCAGACGGATTCGTGGCCGACGATGCCCCCGAGGTTTGGCACACTCATATTAGGGCAGAGGTAAAGGTAGCTGTGAAGAATCCCCTCAACGGAAGAACTAGGATGGTATGGAAGCAAATCGGAAAGCAGAACCATTTATTAGATTGTGAGTGCATGAATATCGTGGGGGCTGGGCTTTACAAGCTACTACGGATTTCACCCGCTAGCTTGACAGAAGAGGAAATCAATGGCGAAGGGTGATTTCATTGGGCTACCCTTAGCCACCCTAACTTCTTTGCGTGATAAATATGTCACCTGTTTGGAAGCTATTGCGGTGGCGGGTAGCTCGTATTCGATAGCGGGACGCTCTTTTTCTAGGGCGAACCTAGGTGAAGTTTCGTCCACGATTGCCGAACTAACCTTGGCGATTCAATCCGCAACTGGCCAACGAGTCCGCACGACCTACGCTAACTTTGGCTCATGAAAAAAGCCTCACTCAATTTGGTTGATAGGGCGATTGCTTTTGTAAATCCTCAAGGGGCGGTTGATAGGCTCGTTGCTCGTCAAAAGATTAAGAACTTCGAGTATGATGCGGTAAAGTATTCGAGGCAACGCAAGGGGCCGAGTTCACTTTCTGGGGCAGAGGATTATCGCTCAAACTATGACCGAGTGGAATTGATGAAAAGGGCGAGAGACTTGGCAGAGAATGTCGGCCTTGTTCGATCTATCCTAATGAAGTTTGCCAGCCATACCGCCGCAAACATTTCCTACCAAGCCCGAACCGAAAACCCCGAAGTCAACACAGAGGTTGAGGCGTATTGGGCTGGTTGGTGGGATAACTGCGACATCTCCACAAGACATACTGGCTCAACCCTTATGCAAGTTGCGATGATGTCGATGCTACGAGATGGAGATTTTTTGTTCGTCCTCGTGAGAGATTCTGATGGCAACCTAAAAATACAAGGTATTGAAGGTGATAGACTTGGAGACCCATTCAAGGTCTATACTAGCTCAGAGTTAATTGGTGGAATCCATATTGATCAAAGGACTGGCTCGCCCACGGCTTACGATATTTATAGCCGAAGCATTGGGGACATGTACACCTACCAAGCAACCATTCCCGCAAGCCAAGCCTTTCATCTATTCGACCCACTCCGCATTGACCAATACAGGGGAATCTCTGCTTTCCATACTGCAATAAATGACGCAACGGACATACACGAAATCGTAGGCTTTGAGAAGATGGCGGCCAAGGTTGCATCTAGCCAAAGCGCAATCATAAAGAGGAACAACAACAACGCCTCTGATCTCTCCTCGCTTACGAATGACCAAGACATAAATGGGAACGCAATCAAGCTAGAGGCGATTGAGTCTGGCAAAATCTCTTACCTAGAGCCGGGTGAGGATATAGTTTTCCCCGATGGCCCGAGCCGTCCCTCTGGTGCGTTTGCAGAATTTCACAAGATTCTTTTGAGGAACATTTGCTTAGGAGTTGGCATCCCTTACAGCTTCGCCGTTGACCCTTCCGCTATGAGTGGCCCGACCGCTCGACTTGAAATGCAACAAGCGGGGCGAACTTTCCGCAGATATCAGAAACTCCTAGACGATAAAGTGCTTCGCCCGATTAAGAATATCGTAATCGCTGATGCAGTTGCCAGAGGATTGATTGATAACAATGTTGGAACAAGAACGACCAAGGGCATCTTTAATTTTGGGGCGAATGTCTCTATTGATCTAGGCAGAGAATCAGCCTCAGCCATCTCCGAGTTTAAGACAGGTCTCCGAACGGCCGCCGACATCTACGCCGAGCGTGGCCAAGACTTTGAAAGCGCAATGAGGCAGAGGGCGATTGAGGCCAAGCTGATTAAGGACTTGGCACAGAAGTATGGCATAGCCCCAGAAACCATTTCCGATATTGTTACGCCCACACCACCTCAGCCACAATTTCCTGCACCCGCACCACAACCCGCCCCCCAGCCAATAGCCCCAAAGAATGACAAACCAGAAGAGGGCGATGACGAGGGTGGAGATGACGAGGCCACGCCAGAAGACCCAGTTGAGCCATCTTCCGAAGAACTAGAAGTCAAAAAAAAAGATATTGAAGAAGCCCTTGCAAGCCTAGACCCCGCATCAATCAAGATGCTGATTGAGGGGATGATGGGTGGGATTGAGTTGGCAAAGTATGACGGGATTGATTTTACCCCCCCACAAGGGGCTAGGGATGCCGCTAAAAGAGCCTTAGATGTTAGGGAGACAAAACCACCCAGTCAAAGAGGAATGACTCCCGTAGGCATCGCTAGGGCTAGGGATTTACAAAATGGGGTTAAGCTATCGCCCGACACTATTAAAAGGATGAAAGCCTTTTTCGATAGGCACGAAGTGGACAAGAAAGGCTCGACCTTTGGGGAGCAGGGGAAAGGATGGCAAGCGTGGAATGGATGGGGCGGGGATGCTGGCTATTCTTGGGCAAAGAAAGTAGTTGGGCAGATGGAATCTAGGGACAAGAAAGAACTAGCCGAACCAGCCTCTTGCCCAATCGCCACGCAAGATGTTAAGACCAACCTAGCCAACAGGCAGACAGCCGTGGACGATGCGAACTATGGCCCAGCCAATCCCAACGAACCCAACGAGGACTACTGGAAAGCCAAGGCAAACGAATTTCAAGGGGATGTACCCACAGCAAAGAAGATGCTTTGCGGGAATTGTGCGGCCTTTGACCAGAGGAGCAAGATTCTAGGATGTATCAAGAAGGGGATTGGCGAGGATGCGAACGAAGTAGCGGTGGGTGGCGATCTTGGCTACTGCGAGATTTTTGACTTTAAGTGTGCATCCAAAAGGACTTGTGACGCTTGGATTGTTGGCGGGCCGATTACCGATAAGAAGCAAGAATTGGCTAGACCAGTTAGCCAAACCCCCGCCCCTCCCAAGGAACGAATCAAAGGATCAAAGGAGAATCCCGAAGGCACGGCATCTACAAGAAGCAAGGCTGGGGATATTGAAGTTTCAGCCGAGAACGAGGAAGCCTTGAAGAACAAGATTGCCGAGTTCAAGAAAGATCACCCCAAGAAAAACGCACCTAGCCTTGGGGCATTGAAGAAAGTATTCCGAAGGGGAGCAGGGGCGTTCTCGACCAGCTTTCGACCCACCATCAGCGGGGGCAAGCCTAACTCAAGGAACGCTTGGGCGATGGCTAGGGTGAACAAGTTCTTGAAGATGGCGGGTGGCGGTGAAGTCAAGAAGTCATATCGGGAAGCAGACGGCGATCTTCTTTGACATAAGGCAGGGATTTATGCCCCTACCAATTCCTAGTGCCGATGAATCAGAGAAAGATTTTGTGTCCCGCTTTATGGGAGACGAGCAAGCGATAAGCGACTTCCCAGACGAAAGCCAAAGGTCAGCGGTTGCCTATTCTACTTATAGGGATGAGGAGATGGAGGAAATGGAGCTAGGCGGGGTGAGCATTTTGGAGGTGGGAGAGGCTAAAGGACACGACCTTTTCGTGGATAAAACCAGCCTAGATACTGCCCTCAAACTTATGGGAAGTGCTAAGAATGGCGTGAAGGTCAAGATGAACCACGGAAGCGGATTAGACGCAGTTGTAGGGTTCGCAAGGAATCCCCGCATTGAAGGGAACAAGCTAGTGGCCGACCTCCGACTACTCCGCAACTCCCCCCACTACGGATTGATTAAAGAGATGGCCAGCGAAGCCCCCGACCAGTTCGGCGTTTCCCTAGCCTTTGTGAACGAGAGCGAGACTATTGATGGCAAGGACTACATCAGACCGCAAAGCATCGCCTCGGCTGATCTTGTCTCTTCGCCAGCGGCTACAAACGGACTCTTTGAGGAAATGGTTAAGTTTATGGAAAAGCTGGGTTATGTTAGCGGAGGCAAGACTATCCCAGCGGTAGTCAAAGAAGCGGTAGAGGAAGCACCACTTGACAAAAAGGATAAAACTAATATGGATGACCAATATAAAAAAGATGTCGAGGACATTAAAGTCCGCTTAGGGGCTCTTGAAGCCGCTATGAAACCCAAGGATGAGGAAAAGAAAGAGGAGATGGGCGAACATACCTCTGAGAAACCCACCGAGGAAAAGACCGAGGAAAAGAAGGATGAGACCAAGGAGGAGATGAGCGAAGTGGTGAAGAAAGTTCTCACCGAGTTTGGCATCAAGCCCATCTCTGCTTCGCCCGTTGTGGAAGCTCCCGCAAAAGTTGAACCCAAGAATTTTGAAGCACTCGTGGCCGCCCATAGCGACTACAAAACTTCGAAGCTCTCAGCCATGAAAGCTGTGATGTTGTCTAACCCAAATGAATATGCCGAGGCTCTCAGTCGTGGCATTACCAAAATCTAACAAAAGGATATAAAGAAAATGTCTACACAAATTGACGGAAATTTTCGCACATTCGGTTCGGCCAACGCTATCTCGGCGTTCCGATTCGTTCAGCCCGATACCACCACGGCGGGCTTTGTAAATGTTGCGGTAACTGGTGCAACTAAAGCTATCGGCGTGACTCAAGAAGATGTCGTTGCTGGTGGCTTTGTGGCTTGTAAGTTGTTTCATCCAACTTTTTTCGCAACAGTTTCTGGGGTTGCGGCAGTTGGCGATACGCTGAAATTTGATGCGTCTGGGTTAGTGACCACTTTGGCCGCCAACCTCGTGACGGCTGGTGTTGCTCTCGAAGCGGCAACGGCAACAAACGCTGTGATTGAAATCGCAGTGCCGATGTTCTAAACAACAACAACAAACAAAAGAAAGAATAATATAATATGAGTTTTATTTCTGGTGGCACAACGATTCGTGCCGACATTAACCAAGCCTTGATTGAAGCACCCGCCTCGATTGGAATGATCGGTGCGGAGATTCTGCCTCTCTTGCCAGTTCCGGCGAAGAGCGGAACCTACCTCAAAGTGCAGACTGCCGATGCTGGCCTGTTAGATGCAGATGCGGCTAAGCGTACTGCTGGTTCTGAGTACGCACGAGCGGTAAGAAAATTCACCTCTGATAATTTCGATTGCATCGAAACCGGACTGGAAGAATTGCTTGACGATTCTTTCCGTGCTGATGCCGACAGGTTCTTTTCGCTCGAAGCAGAGACGGCGAAGTTCTTGCTCCGCCAAGTTAAGCTCTCCCACGAAAAGCGGGTGGCCGACTTGCTCTGGGCAACAACGACCCCCTTCACCACGGCTGATTTAAGCCCAACGGCTAACTACACAGAGGCTAACTTGGCCACAATCAACGCCCCTGCGGATGTTGCGGCTGGCAAGCTCGCCCTCAACAAGCTCGGTTACGAAGCCAATGCGGTCATCATGTCTGCCAATGTGTACGAGCGTGTTCGTCGCACCACTCTCTTGCAGAACCAATTCTACGGAGTTGTTTCGAATACTGGTGGTCGCTTGCTCGACGAAGCTCAGATTGCCCAAGCGTTCGGTGTGGATAAAGTCTACATCGGTCGTGCGGCGATCAACTCTGCTAACAAAAACAAGGCGTACTCTGGTTCGTTCATTGTTCCCGACACCAAGATCGTTGTTGCTAATGTTGCTGGCGGTCAGTTCACCGCTGGCGGATTAGGTCGCACCTTGGTCTGGGCTGATGACGCTCCCGGTGGATTCGTCTCAGAGAGCTATCGTGATGAGGCTCGTCGCTCGAATGTTCTCCGTGTTCGTATGAACACCTCGGAGAAAGTCATTGATGCGAACGCCGCCGTCCGTATCACCACGACCTACAGCTGATAAAAATTGGTGGTTGATTCCCGAAGAGGGGGGATGGGTGAAAGCCTGTCCCCCCTTTTCTTTTGACAAAGGATAATAAACTATATGGCAGACCTAACTAATTCCGAACCTTACTACGACCAAATTTCCCACGCCGCTAGACCCGGGACAAGATATGTGGTCACAACTGGAACGGCGATCACAAGCCCCAACGAGTTCGCTGGCATCTATGTTATTACAGACACAAAGTTCATAAGCATCTCCTCTGCCGTGACTGGCTTTTCGAGCCTTGCTAATACTACTGCGGCCTCTGCTTCTACCATCAACGCAGGGATTTATCTTGCTGGCACTTGCACAGCATTCTCTATTCATAGCGGAATTGTTCTTGGCATCGGTGACTAAAAGTTGGTAAGGTAAATCCTTATGATGATTAAAGGCGGGATTCGGATTGGCGGGATTGGTATTTCGCAAGGATTCGACCCCGATGCGGCGGCTTATATTGCTACTGCGGGAGTTACCGACGCAACGGCAAAGACACAAATCAATGCTTTTGTAAAAGGAGTAAAAAACCTCGGCCTTTGGAACGACATAATCTCTTGGCCTTTGCGTTCCACTCAAAACGCTGGAACTGGAACGACTGCGTATAGCTTGGGTGGGTTGATAACAAAAAATGGCACACTAACAAACGGCCCAACTTGGGGAGCAAATGGAATAGTATTTGATGGTGCAAACGATTATATAAATGTTCCTTTCACGGAAAAATTAGGATACACCAGTCATAATTTTGGAACAATAGCTTCATTAACCACTGTGGCGACCACGCGAATTGCAGTTCAAGCTGGTGGCCCTTGGGTTGGCGTAAAAGCAGCTACCCAACTGCTTACAGCTTCAGATGACGGAAGCGATGTGGGCTTAGGAGCATATACGCTCAACACATTCTTCGGTGCTAATTACGATAAAACTGGCGTCTCTTTTACTGGTTATAGAGATGGAAATTCAGCGGGATCGAGTGCTACTGTTGCCACTTTAAGCTCGACACCACTTATAATTGGAGCTTATGCGACTAATACCTTATTCTGGTCTGGAACAATTGCTTTTGCACATTTATTTGATAAGTCCCTAACTGCGGGTGAAAATTTAAGTTTATACAACCTCTACAAAACCACGCTTGGTGATGGCCTTGGATTGCCATAATGAGAGAGCAAACCATTACAATAAATTCGCCCGTAGTTAGCAAAGAGCTAGTGGAATTCTTCGAGGGAATTAATTTTCAACATTGGAACGACACAGATCATACCACCACCAGAGACGCTCGCTACGGCTACACCATCATTCCCACACCTATAAAAACTGGGGATGCACCTGTTGATCTTGAAGAGGACACTAGAGAAGTCGTTGGCTGGTGTTTTGATTGTCTTGTTCCAGAAGATTTTGTTGCTCCCAAGGGCGTGACAATTAGCGGAACTAGTATTTGATTGCCATAATTAAAAACTAGAAATCCTACTGAAATCCTAAATGAAACACGAAATCTCACTCTATCTCATAGCTGGTAATGAAGAAGAATACATTGAGCGTTGCCTCAAGTCGTTTGCCCCAATCGCAAAAGAAATGGTTGTTTGTATGGCTAGGGGGTCAGCTACGCCCGACAAGACGGAGGAAATCGCAAGCGGGCTTGGGGCGAAGATCGTTCATTACCAGAATAAAAGAACTGATTGGGATCACATAGACGACTTTGCAACGGCTAGGAATACTGCGCTAGACGCTTGTGAATGTGAATGGGCTTTATGGGTCGATGCTGATGATGTAATGGCCGAGGACGGGGAGAAGGTGGTGGAGGAAGCTATTGCCTTAGCCATTGAGAAAGACGCTCACCTAGTGGCATTA